GAACAACCCCAATTGCATGGAGAACACCGGTTCTTTTCTTCCCGAGGATGCCGAGTATTATATCTTTGGACGTGAAGTCGGAGAAAGCGGCACGCCTCATCTTCAAGGATACATTTGTCTGAAAGAGAAAAAGGCTTTAGCTTGGATGAAAAAGCACATTCACCCCCACGCCCATTGGGAGATCGCCCGCGGGACGCCGCAGCAAGCCGCAGACTATTGCAAGAAGGATGGTGACTTTGTTGAAGTTGGCGAGTTACCTCAATCAAACGGTAGCGCCGGAGGCGCAGGTAACAAAAGACGTTGGGTAGAGGCCTTTGAGAACGCAAAGTTAGGCAAATTTGATGAAATTGACCCACAGATTCGGATCATGTATCATCGGACTCTGAAACAGATCAATATCGACCACTTGTTAGAACACGCACCGTTGGATGGCGATCTTGAGAATCTATGGTACCATGGCCCCCCTGGCAGCGGCAAGAGCCGTCATGCTCGTGAGAATTACAATGACATTTACCTTAAGGCACTCAATCATTGGTGGGACGGATATAGAGGTGAAGACACTGTGCTCATTGAAGAATGGGAACTCACGAGTGGGAAATACTTGGGTCACCACCTCAAGATTTGGGCCGATCGGTACCCCTTTGCCCCAGAGGTCAAAGGCTCCCACCTTCCAAAACAACGCCCTAAGCGAATCATCATTACCAGTAACTACTCCATTGACGAGTGCTTCGGCCCAGACGTGGACCGACAGCTCAACCTCGCAATCAGACGACGATTTCGAGAAGTGGAGTTTCCAATCATGGCCCAGTCCATAGACGAGGATTTCAGTTAGGCCTCGGACTTAGGGGTTTAGGGTTTAATGTCGTAGAGTTAAGACAATAAAAAACATTGTTATTAAAAAAGGCCGTCCGCAGGACTTAATGGACCATCGAGTGTCCACCGCTATCCCTAGGCAGTATTACCTAGGGATAGCGCTAGACCGGACCGGTCTACGGCGGGGATTTAAAGGGGGCGCCATCGAGCCCCCTTGGCACATCGCCATGCAAGGTTACTTTGGTGGCGGCGTGAAGCGCCCCAAAGAAGAGGGCGGTAATTCCAGTCTCGCTCTCAGATTAGCGAAAGGTAATCGTTATGGAAACGAAACATTCAAGCAACGTTTTCCTACTCATGTGAGATTTTGCATGCGTTTGTTGACGTATACCACCAAACAAACAGCTGTTAGCACACAAGGCGGAATTCCCGCAATTCCTGCTGGCAACACTGCCGTGACGCCAGGATACAATCTTCGCCCCGAAGGTGAGGTGCGTCTTTACAGGAATTTGAATCCCAGAACGACTACAGGGTCAAATGGCACTATGACCCTCAATGCGTTGGGTTTGTTCTGGTGTTGGGCAGAGGAGTTGCCGACCGTGGATTGTCCATGGTTGCACACGTATTTTGCCTACAAGCTTGATGCTGCAGGTTTCAATCTTTGTGATCCTCAGCAGTTTTCAGAAGGATGTACTCGTTTCAACAAGGTGAAGCAGGGTCCATCATGTGCTACGTTTGTGTTTCCAGATGTGCCTATCGACAAAGCAGGCCCAGTTAGGCGTTACTATCCCCTTTTGCCATCTACTCAGTTGCCAGGAGGCGGTGCCAATCCCATTGTTGGCTCAGCTTATGCCCCAGCGAATGTGGAGGAGCGTGGTATCGGGGCTTGGGAAATGATTATCATTCCTCCACGCAAGAAGAAGTCTATTTGGATTGAGAATTGTGTTACTCAAGCCAATTGGGATGCGCTCATTGACATGGGTTTTAAGCCTCGGCCTGTCAAAAGGGTGACCAAGATCTATTGCAGCAATGGTGGAGTTGACTCGGCAGATACGCCGTCAATGTACAGTATTCTTGGTCAAAGCAGTGTTCGCACTAGGAACGCTGCCCCAAATTACCAATCTGGACAATTCCCTTTCAATTTGAGCGATTTGACTGGCAAGAAGCTCACGTATCTCGACACAGAAGACTGTTGTCAGTATACTCCTCTTGCGGATCCAGGAGCAGATGCAATTGCAGAGCAGGTTTATCCAGCTGTTACAGGTGCTGCACCTGGTTTACAGATGTACGCGAACCAGGGATATCCATGTGTTCCATTTGGTTCTGCTGTCATTTTCAGATTTCGTCAGTTTGCTCCATTGCAGACTACTTACAATCCAGATGGCTCAGTGTTAGCATACAATCAAACATGCGTGCGTCAAACAATTCCTTTGGATCTTTATTTGGATTCAGTTACGACATTCAAGGAGCCACTCAAGGGAGCATTCGACCTCGATCTGGCGTTCACCAATCCTGCACTCAGAGCCACGTGATTCATTTGCCCATGGCCTTACAATAAATCAACGACGTCCCTTCATGCGTTTGTAGTGATTGTACAGCGATTTTCGATCACCATACGCACGCCGCGCCACCGCTCGCTTGATTGCCGCAACCAGAGAATCACCAGGTGAGGTGTAGTTTGTCCGCCATTTGGTCCCACGTTTGTTCAGAGCTGTGAAGCTCCGAATGGTTCGTTTTTTGAGGCCTCGAGCCACTTTCCACTTTGATTTCATCTCATAAGCATTCGGTACACGAATCCGGTATAAATACCCATTTTTTAGGTCCAGTCCAAGGCCTGGCCACCGGGTACCTATATCCATAACGCTGGACTTTCCGATGTGTACACTTGGTCGAGTGGTACGCGGGTGTGAAAGAGTCACAGAACCCGGTAACACAGTAGTTCGAGCGCTGCTCGTGTCAAAAAATTTTCCCTACTAATCAACAGACAAAAATGGAGGCCCAAAATTTAGGGGTAAGAAAAAATTTGCTGGAGCAAAGAATGGTGACTCGTGATGATGTGATCTGTGTGACTCAAGGCCCTAAGCGCCGCATTACCCCATACAGTGCTGAATGGCAGTGGACTATGTATGCGCCCATTGGCAGCAAGCTTAACCCCATCGTGATAGAGTAAACAAAGCCGTGCCCGGCATTGGGTGTTCACTCTGAACAACCCCAATTGCATGGAGAACACCGGTTCTTTTCTTCCCGAGGATGCCGAGTATTATATCTTTGGACGTGAAGTCGGAGAAAGCGGCACGCCTCATCTTCAAGGATACATTTGTCTG